GCTTCTATTACTTTTTTGGAGGATGGTATTATTAAATTCTTCTTAGAAGAAGATAGACTTTCACGCGTGAAGAAAGACACACGGATCACGAATCTTTGTAGATTCGTTGCCGGCAGTCATTTTGATATGGTAACTTATACTCATGCAACCATTCCAGTAAATCAAAAAGCTTTCTATAAAAATATGGTCGAGACTCACTTGAAGGATAATAATATAACTTATGATAATTTAATTGAATTTGACAAACATCATTTAACACATGCCTTTGCTGCTCACTATAATGCCGGGTATGATGAATCTATTTCTCTTGTTATAGACAATGGTGGTTTAGAACTCCAAGTAGATGGTAAGGAATTGGGAGAAGAAATACTTACCATTGTTAAAATGAGTAAGGATCATCCACCTCAACAAGTATTTAAGATATGTAGAAATGAAGAAGGTAAAACATTTAAGCCTCGAAAAGATATGGAATTATACAGCGTTGATACTCTAAGCCCTGCCGGAATGTATAATCTCCTTGCTAAAATATATAAAGCTAATGAAGCAGGTAGTATTATGGGTTTAAGTTGCTATGGAAAAGATCCTAAAAGTATTCCGGACTACCCTTTTATAATGGAAAAAGATATTTTTAGAAGTGTTATTCCGTGGCTTTATCGGGCTATTAGTTTGCCAGATAAATATATCAAACATGATGTTTGTCGAGGTTTACAAAAAACATCTGAAAATATTGTAAAACATTATTTTAATAAAATAAAAAAAGAATTTCCTAACATTCCCATTTGTGTCAGTGGTGGATTCTTTCAAAATTGTGTAGCTAATTATGCATTATTGCAAAGTGGTTATGAATTCTTTGTAGATCCAGTTGCTCATGACGGTGGTACTTCTATAGGTTTAGCACAACATATGTATTATGTAACAACAGGAAAAAAACCAGAGCCTTATAAAAATCTCTACCTAGGACCTACTTATGATTTTGATATAGAAGAAGTAAAAAAATTAACTAAAGGAAACGTATTACAATTAGAATATAAAACAATTACTGCTAGTGAAGTTGCAACCATTCTAGCTCAACAAAAAGCTGTTGCTATCTTTCAAGGAAATTGTGAAGCAGGCCCTAGAGCTTTAGGGAATCGTTCGTTACTCTTTGATCCAAGAGATCCATTAGCTAAAGAGAAAGTAAATTTAATTAAGAATAGAGAATGGTTTAGACCTTATGCTGGAACTATTTTATTTGAACATAAGGATCAATGGTTGAATTTATATAATAAAAAACACACTCCCTTTATGTCTTACGCCTTAGAAGTCTTAGTTAATAAAAGAAAAATAATACCAGGTATTACTCATATTGATAATACATGTAGAGCCCAGACTTTAAAAAAAGAAGAAAATATTAATTTTTATGAGTTAATTGAAGAATTTTATAAAATTACAGGAGTACCTATTCTCCTAAATACTTCACTCAACCAAGCTGGACAGCCTTTAATCTATAAATTAGATGATGCTCTAGATTTAATGAGATATACTCCATGTGATTATTTATATTTACCGGAGAAAAAAACTATGATATATAAAAACATACAATGAGAAAGGAATTAAATGTCTCAAAATCTTGAAATGGAAAGTCAAACCAAAGATGTGGAGTTTGGCGAAAAACAATATAAACAAAAAATAAAATATGATGAGAAAACTGGAGATAGAAATTTTTTAAAACCTTCTAAAGAACCTCAAATACCTGTGTTTGTATACAATTGGGGACCTTGTGTTATAAAAACTAAAATTAAAGATAACTTTATGCAAATGCTTCAAGAGCAAATAAAGAAAAATCATAAAGATTATTCACATAAACTAGCCGGTCAATTAAAGACTCAAATTGGGTTTGATCAAAAAAGTAAAGATATTATATCTCCTGAACTGGCTAAATATCTTGGAGCTTATGATCAAATGTATCAACGTTATCAAAATAAACCTTATGATAAGGAACCTAGATATGCTTTAACTTCTCTCTGGTGTAACTATCAACACGCAGGGGATTTTCAGCCTCCTCATGACCACGATGGAGCTTTATCTTTTGTAATTTATTTAGATATACCTCAGACCTTAATAGATGAGAATAAAGCTTATAGAGCGACAGGAGGACGAAGTATGGGCCCGGGTGCTATCTCTTTTCACTATGGCGACGGCAACAGACAATCTATAACTAATATGTCAGAATTTCCTAGCACTGGAGATATGTTTATCTTTCCAGCGTGGCTAAAACATTGGGTCTTTCCTTTTAAAAGTGATTCAGTAAGAATTTCCATGTCCGGGAACATTCACTCCCATGTTAATATTAATATGTTAAAACCAAATGTAAAAGTAGTTATGGATGATGGAGAATGATTTCAAAATATCATCATCTATATTCACATGGATTTATTTGGGGTTTTCTCGATAATATTGATAACGACAGTTTAAGTAAACTTTGTATAGAAAGTTATAAGAAACGAGGCCATGCCAATAAAAATCATATTCATTATGAAGATTCTATTATTCCTCTGAATGACGAAATTAAAAAAATAATTTCTCAATTGAGTGATGCTTATTTTAATATATTTAATAAGAGACTGAAACTTCAAAAAAAAGAAGGAGTCTGGAGTCATTGGTGCCAGGTGCATTATAAACATGAGTCTTCTCATATTCACGATCATTGGGGAGTACCACACGAGGGAGGGTATCCGGATGTATCTGCTGTATATTATCCGAAGGCTCCGGAAAATTCAGGAGACTTAAGTTTAAGATATAAAAAACATGAATTTGATAGAAGTCAATGGGACTTCACTCCTCAAGAAAGTAAATTTATTATTTTTGATGCGACGCTACCACATTTGGTTTATCCGAACTTGGTTGACGAACCACGGATCTCAATTGCTTTTAATATGATGAAAACAGATGATGGAAAATAAAGATATAAAAGAATTTCACGAATTAGATAGACTAAAAAAGATAAAAAAGTCTAATAAATACAAGTATATAGAAGGAAAACAACTTACCGATGAAGAGTCGGGAAATCGAATTTATGACATCTTAGGTAGTAGACTTCCGAGCGTGACTACGATATTAGGGCGTACAAAAAATCAACAATTTATAAAGAATTGGAAGGCCAAAGTTGGAGAAGCAGAAGCAGAACGAATCAAGAATTTATCTAGTAGGCGCGGAACTGCCATGCATAAGTTCATCGAGTCTCATGTCCAAGGAATTGGCTATGATGATCTTACAGGGATTGGACAAGAGGCGAAAGCCATGGCCCAAAAAATTATTGACGTGGGTCTTACGCCTGTGGAAGAAGTCTATGGTTCAGAAATTATGTTACACTATCCTGGGTTATATGCTGGGAGTACTGACTTGGTTTGTATGCACAATGGTCTGGAAACTATTGTAGATTTTAAACAGAGTAATAGACCTAAGAAAGAAGAATGGATTGAAGATTATTATCTGCAAATCGCAGCGTATGCTATGGCTCATGACTATTATTATAAAAGTAATATTCGTCAGGGTGTTATTATGATCTGCACACCGGATTTATATTATCAGGAGTTTAAGATAGCTGATAGTACTTTAAGAGAATGGAAACATAAATTTTTAAAAAGATTAGATGAGTATAATGAAATAATGAATGGGGAGAAGTTAAAAGATTTTGATGTTGAAGGCTTTAAAGCTCAGTTTGAAAAGAAGAAAGATGGAAACAAAGATCATTGACAATTTTATAAAGGATAGAGATTTATTTAGTTTTCTTAAAAAATATTTTCTATTTAAACAACCTCATTATTATGGTCATGGTAGCTTTCCTATTTCTTTTGATGAAAAAGATCAAAGTTCTTGGAGTAAATGTTTTTATGATTCTCCTCTTAGTTTAGAAAATCCATTAAATTTTTTCTTAGCGAGAAAGATGTGTATTCAATGGAAAGAAAAATGTGAGATAAAAGAGTTTTATATTAATGTCCAACATGTGGGGATGGATGGAGAATTTCATGTGGATAAGTCTGATGTAACTGGAGTATTGATGATTCGAGGTAAGGGAGACTTTGAGCTCAAGGATGGTGGGAAAATAGAATTTGTGGAAAATAGACTTATCTTGTTTGATTCTCATATATTACACAGGGGCCATGCACCACGGCACAGGGATCACAGCCCACGGATCACGGTGGCCATTAAGATGAATAGTGATAAAAATGAGTCTTAAATATGGCAGAAATAAGGCATTATGACAGATTACTATAGGTATGTAAAAAAAAATAAATTTTTTAAAAAAAACTACTCTAAAAAAAGTGTCTTTTTGTACAAATGGCTTAGAAGTGTTGGTATACAACAATAATGATTGCCATTTCATGCAAATAAAAAGTGTCATGTGACAGAAAATAATGTCACATTACAGAATATTACAGATTGCCCGCGCGCGAGGCAATTCGTTTTCATCTTAATTTCATTTTTTTTTACATACATATACAGATTTTGAGGGTATAAGATAGGATGCCTAGGAAAAGAAGAAAAGCTATTGCCTCAATTGGAACTCCCGATATACCTTATCCAAAAGTTCGAGTGGAGTGGATCGACTGTGTGAGCGACTCGGGCTGGGCGAGTGATAAGGAATTTGATAGAATGAAGTTTGCTAGACCTATAAATGAAGGTTGGCTTTATTCTAAAGATGACAAATCAATTAAGTTATTTGCTTCTTATGACAGGGAAGATGATGGTAGTTTTAGTTTTGGGGATAGAACTATGATACCCAGAGCTTGGGTGAAAAGGATACAGAGAATATAATTTTTAAATGATACAGGATTTTTTTCCTACTCCAGTCTATTCTGAGTATTTAAACTTAGATGTCAAAGATATTGCTCAGTATTGTTTAGAAATGAAAAGCAATACTAAGAGTGTACAAATCAGTAACGTAGGTGGATGGCAGTCTCCAGGTCTTACAGGAGAACATTTACTTTTGAATAATTTATTTAAATCTATTCTAGATGCAGCTGAAATTTATAGAGATGCTATTGATTATAAACATCCATTAAGTATTAAAAATATATGGATAAATATTAATGGTTATAAAGATTATAATATTGAGCATATACACACTACTGTAGCTTCTGGTGTTTTTTATGTTAAAGCTCAAAGTGGGGACTTAGTATTAAAACATCCAGCTAGGGATTTAATTGATCAGAATTGGATGTCAGCTGATTTGCAGAAGTATACTTCATATAATTCTGCTGTATGGAGAATACCTCCGGAGCCTAATATGTTAATAATTTTTCCAGGCTGGTTGTCTCATCGTGTGGAATCAAATTTAGATAAGGAAGATAGAATATCTATCTCTTTTAATTTAGGTAGATGAAATCTTCTCAGGTTCCTCAACAGCTTCCCCTTCAACAGACTTCATGTTTAAAAGTGGAGCGTAGTCGTCTAAGATTTGTTTCATTTTTGCTTCTAGTTGTTCTTCTGTCAGTTCCTCTAGTTTACCTGTTTTTATTATTTTTCTATCTATATACAATCCTGCTGCTTTTCCCCTGTTGGCTTCAGCGTTTACAGCTGAGGAAAAACTTCCTTTTTTTAAAGCGGCTTCTCTCAGGCGAGCAAGTTCAGCAATATGGTTCTCATAAGTAACTTCGTGTTTCTTAATTCTTTCTTCTCTTAGCTCCCCAACATATTTAACTACTAATGGAGATAGTCTAGGATTCATTAATTCTGATCCTTCAACTCTACATCTTTTTTCTGAATAGCCTGCAAGTTTTGCAGCTTCCATTTGTGAGACTGGTCCATCAGGGCCTCCGAATACCATGTATTCAGCGAAGCGCTTCTGCATCTCAGTTAATCTTTTTGGAACTCCTACCATGTTTTTTTCCTATACTGTAGCCGATGATGAGACAAATGGCCATCACCGAGAGTATGGCTGTTAAATGCCATATTATAAAATTCATATTTGACAATTTAGGGTAACTATCCTATATTGTCAATATGAAAGATAATGATTAATTTGACAAAAGAGCGTATGGCAATTAATGACCGTCTTGCTGAGCAATATAATATTAATGATGGCCATAAAGAATTAAATGGTAAATTACAAAAACAGCTTAGTGAGGTAAGAGAGGACAATAAGAAGTTGGCAAAACAAATTGAAGATTTAAATAAGAGACTATCTTTGTTAAAAGTATTATGAGAGTTCAAGATTTTCAGCAGTTCCTTGGTCAGTTTACAAAAGGCTCTGACGCAATAAAAAATGCACAAGTATTTGTGGAAGTAAATGGTAAACTTGCATCAGTGAGACGTATGGAAGTGCATGAAAATTCTATTCCTATTGTTGGACACAAAGGTCATACAGCTCATAGATTAGTTATTAAAACAGAAAAACCATCAAGTATTATACTACCAGATAAGTTACAAAATGATTACTAAAGCATGTCATGGTTACCTTAATTAAGACATGGGCCCAGAGGCAAAATTTTACCAAAAAATCAGAAAAAATTCTAAGGGAATTATCTGGAATAGGATTGAAAACCTTAGCTCTTTGGGTACTCCTGATCTATTGGGGTATAATAGTTTTGGCACCTTTTTTACAGTAGAGCTTAAAGTAACAAAGAGTAAAAAGATTCGCTTCAGTCCCCATCAAATTGCCTTCCATAAACTACATCCAACTAAAACTTTTATCTTAGTCCAGGCCCTTGGTCCTGGACCCTCGAAACATGTTCACATGTTCCGTGGTTCACGAATAACGGAGCTTGCAGCTTGTGGCTTGACGCTTGATGCTTGCAGCTTGGGGCTTGAGGCTTCTATAAATTATTTGAAGAACCTGAACTAGGTTCTGGTTTAGTGTTGCTTGAGGCTTGCCGCTTGGAGCTTGAAGCTTGCGACTGTGATGACAGCTTTACCTGGTTCACCACCTGTGAGTCGCTTGAAGCTTGCAGCTTGAGGCCCGGACCAGGCGAACGTCTTCCAGCCGCCGTCGCGTCTCTTCGACTAATTGCCTGATCCAGATTATTACGTAGCTTGCGTAATTCTTTATAATACTTTGGATGTCTCCACATTTTAATGTTTACCGTATGATATATTTTTAATTGACTTTGTCCAGCAAGCTCTGCATTCTTTACATTTGCCACCCTGAGATGGGGCCGGGCATGTTGCATTCTTTGTTACAACTGTTGACGTGTTGGGCCAACAGCTGGGCTCTGGTCCGTCGATCTTAGATCCTGACAGCCTGATCACCAGGTTGCTTGGAACCTGTTCTGGATCTGGTAAGTATTTACGCTCTTGAGTTGGTAGCCAGTGATTAGTATCTGGTGTCTGTCTTACTACTTCTAAAATTTTGTTCATGTGCTCAACGCTTTGTACATCTCCGGCGTCGTGCCATCTAAACCACTTCTGGCGCTTCACCTGCGCCACCATGGCCATGACCCATGATTCATTCTTCAAGCTTGCCAGTCTGTAGTACTGAGCTTTTTTAATATCTGGATATCTTATATAATTGTTCTTCAAGGCATAACAGCCATAGCACGGCGTGCCCTTAACCTTCCTGAGCTTGGAGCCAGTCTGGCACTCCCATGCAGGGAGGCTGTAACTTAGGCCAGGCATCTTAGACGTTCTGGTCATTGAGCCAGTTATTTTTACGGCGTCTTTTACTTTCATATGTCCTTTATTATCCTATTAATTTATTCCAGTCAATAGTTGGGTCCAATTTTTCTAAGCTTGAAGCTTGCCGCTTGCTGCTTGGAGCTTGGCGCTTGAGGCTTTTAAAAAACTTCTCGCAGCTGGCCAGGTATGACGCTGGCAGATCTTTATGATCGCGCAAGAAATAGTGTGTTAAGTCGTTGTGTTTAATTCTTTTCATCATAGTACTCTGCATTGCTTTGCTTATCTAAAAAATCGTTTTCTCTGATTAGTTCTGTACCAGGTTTTGCTAAATCTCCATGCTCTTCTATTTCAGTTAAGTATGCATCAATATATTGTGCTACTTCATCTGGTATATCTAAAATGTTTTCTCTTTTACCATCGCTCCATGTTACAGCAATGGACCACCCGGTTATTGTTCTTTTGTCCATAATTATTCCTTTCTATATTTCTCCATCTTCTCTTGATCTTCCTTCACTAGTCGAAGGATCTCCTCCAGGGCGTCTGCTATTCTTTTTAATTGTTCATTGTCCATAATTATTCCTTTCTAAATTCATCCTATCATCTCCAGGATCCATTGTCAAGCTTGGAGCTTGGAGCTTGGAGCTTGAAGCTTTGACCAGCCCAGGCGCACTTGGTTAATTCCAATATCCTGGTTCTTACAATATCCAAGTTGCAACTCAGATATTCAACGCCACTGATCCCAGATCCATAAGCTAATCGTTTCTGCTCGTTACACCCATAAACGACAATGGGCAAACTCATTACCCTATGGATCAGGGATCAGTGTTTATTTAAACTGAAACATCCCTTTGGCTCTTTCAAATTTTATTGAACCATCGGGCATCTCAGTAATAAAACCAAAACCTATCCATCTAGACTTTATTTTTTTGCCTAGTGTTTCTTTTTCAAACCTAGCTAGTTCTACAGCATGATTTATAGCTGTTACTTCACCCGGTCCTAGTTTTGCTCCATTTATTACATTAATCATAATTTCTCCTTATATAGGATAATCCCATAGTAGTCAATATCCTTTGTGCTCAAAATGGGCGACCCATTTTGGGTCGCTCATTAGAATCATTCTAAAGTGACCAGTGTACAGCGCAAGCAAATATGCCTTTACGAGATGATCAATCTCTTCTGACACTGATCCCAGATCCTAGCGTGCTATAATCGTCATTATAGCTTATCCTATTTTTATGGGCTAGGATCAGGGATCAGCTGTTTGAACATTTAAAAACCAACGTTTCACTGATCCCAGATCTCGAGACCTTTAGTGAATTCGAAATTCTGCCAGAGGGCTAATCGAGATCAGGGATCAGTTCTGGTTCATAGCACAAAGACGGACTATTGTCGGTGTGATGTACTACAACCAGAAGTTGTCCCAATTAATTAGAGGCGTACAACCTATTCGAATATCAGTTCTCATACATAATTAATTAATCCTATTTAATACTTGACAGAATAAATGTCAAGTGTTAATTTCAAATCATGCAAAATAAAAATATAGAAAGGCAAACAATGAGTAAAATACGTATGAATACCGAATTTAGAAACAAGATTTTAAATCGGTATGTTGAGAGTGCAGAAAAAGAAATAACACAAGAGAAAGACGCGTTTAATGGTGCAAGAGAAAAAGTGGATATTTTATATCCAAAGGCTTTTGAACTTGCCAAAACAGTTGTGTCAAGATCATATCCACAAGAAGATGTTGCGACTTGTAAAAGTTTAAAAGCAAAGTATGGACAACCTTTAGATGTTGTAGCAAAAGATAAATGCTTTTATTTCT